CCCTATTAAGAGAGTTAAACTCCACTTCTGGATAACGCGTAGCCAGGCCTTTACAAGGTCTACGGTGAGTGTTTTCCTGAAGTAGGATAGGGCTCAAGCCCCCTACCAATTATTAAAACTGGCAAGAGAGTTGAGGGATCTATCCCAAGAACAGAAAAATAGAGTGCGGTTTCAACACGACTTGCGTCATGCATCTTCGCTGCTGCTCCTTGAATGGTGGGCTAGCCCCCCCCTGTTTAAGGGATGGAGTCGACTGGAACCTGTACCTTTTTATTACAATAAAAGCTACAAACACAAAAATACTGCAGCGAAACAAATCGCTGTTAAGACGATTGTGCAATCTTGCACAGATAATCTTAATACAGTATGATGTGCTTGAGGCTCCTAAAGTAAGAGGGATAGTAGATAAATTCTATAAAGATTCTCTTCTGATATTGGAGACGAGAGGACTTAATGATTTAGTTTCGGTCGTGAAAACGGCCAGAAACCAAATCATGAACGTCGCTCTCGGAACTCCGTTATCAGGACCTGGATTAGACTCTGAAGGGTTTCCAAAAAGATTTGGTTACCTTAAGGATCTAGTCACTTCAGTGAATGGGTTAAGAGCTGTGCTAACGTTGCTAACGTTAACACGTGCGTTTACCCAGAGAGCTGAACCGGACCTATCCACTATTGAAAATAGTTGGAAAGGAATTGACACAATAACAGACAAGGAATTGAACCTTGCGCTGAAATTGCTTCAAGTCCGGAAAGGGTCAGTAGGATTATGGGATTTCCCACACATCTCTACGAAGAAAGGTCCACAGGGTCAAGCCCTTCTGGCCTCTCTATCTGAACTTACACTCTTGTCCTCTGAACAAGTAGAATATATTAAACTACTTGGAGGAGAGAGCCTAAGTAAAATGATAGATGAGAATCTAGAAGGTCTTGACATACTGGAGATGATAAAATCTCCAGGTATCTATGGATATTTTTCCGTAGCTAGATGGTGAAGAACCATTTTCCCTACTAAGAGTAAGAATCTTAGAAAGTTATCATACTTCCCTGATAAGGAAGGAAAGACTAGAGTAATCGCTATTTTTGATTATTGGAGTCAATCGGCCTTGAGACCACTGCACGCTAAAATATTTAGGGTGCTGAGGTTCATCAAGACTGATTACACCTTTGATCAGAATAGGTTTACTTCTACTCTTCCTAAGGCTCCATTAGATAATTATCATAGCATTGACCTTACTGCAGCTACTGATAGGATGCCTATCGCCCTTCAAAAAAGGGTGGTAGAATACCTATACGGTAGTGCAGAAAAGGCTGATGCATGGTGTTCTCTAATGGTCGGAAGTAACTTCACTGTTCGAATGCCCGATAAGAGCGTTCGTTCGGTGAGTTACGGAGCTGGTCAACCAATGGGAGCGTACTCTTCATGAGCTGTCATGGCACTAACTCATCACGTCCTAGTTCAGGTATCTGCGCTAAGAGCGGGTGTCTTGGGGATTAAACCAAGATCCGCCTTTTCGAGATATGCTTTGCTAGGGGACGATTTGAGAATAGACCAGGACCTTGTTGCTAGTGAGTACTTAAAACTTATTACCTCCCTAGACATGCCATACTCTCCGGCCAAAACCCATGTTTCAAAACATGGATTTGAGTTCGCGAAGAGATGGTTCTGTCTAGATACGGAAGTAACCGGTTTCAGTATCTCTGGGTTAATGAGTGTATGGAAAAGCTATCCATTGCTCCTTAACTTTCTAGACAATCAAGCTGCTCATGGATGAACACTTCCAGAAAGTGGGCACCCGGGTCTAATCCGATCAATTCATAAAGAATTCCACGGAGAGTCCTATATAATTAATAGGGCCAACTCTATGGTGAATCTTTATGTATTGTTCAACTCCGTTAGGCTGATCAAAAATCAGTCTAATATCGTGTGGGAGGACTTGGTTCCGGCACTGAAAAGTGCTTTGGAACCTTACCACCTAGGCGATACTCTTTCTGCTTGAATCACTAAGGTAGGTGATCCACAAGTGGCCATTAATCTGGCCTACTTGAGAGCAAAAAGAAACTTAGTTGAAAAGGATCTTTATTCTTTCCAGAAACAGGCTTACGTAGTTAATGCTAAACTATGAAAGTATGTTAATGATAAGATTAAAGGGACTCGTGCTGACCAAGCAACGCAATCATTCCTGAGGGAAACTCTGAGTGTGGTTCTTAATTGGAACCACCCCATCGTTCTTGTTCTAAACAAACAAATCGATAAGGCTACAGGATTCTTAATGAATTACTGGGACCCAGAAATCTCAGACAGCTTCTTGTTTGAAGCTGGCCTAAGTAAGTATAATCTTACAAAGGGAGTGTTTTCAATGCGGTCCGTGACTTCAATAGTCCTGTCCGAATCGGCCGTTCTTAAAGAATTCATTAATGTTTTAAAGAATCTGTCAGATGAGAAATCTGAGGATTTTAAAGCACTTCATGAACGTCTTACCATGGATCCCCAGCACTAATGCTGGTTGCCAGGCAGAAAGGTTGTTTCTCTAGATATACCATCTAGGAATGGAACACCACGGCATATTCATTACCTCATCTGTAAAATGAGGAACTATGGATAACCGGGGCTTCTGCTTGCGTTCCCCCTCTTCCAAGAGGGACAAGCCCG